TTGTTGTAGAAGCCGTTGCCTTCTTCTGTGCCAGAGATGACGGTTCCTATGGGAATATCTTGTTGATAGTAGAGGAGGTCTCGAACGAGAAAGGATTTACCCGTGTCTCTCTTGCCGATGAGAACAACAACTGGCCCCTTGTTTTCACTCGATTTAAAACTTATGCTTTTCATGTCAAATTTCTTCAGTTCTAGCGTCATGATTTAAATATGTAATAACTATATATAAATTTGGTAAAAAATAATACGCATAACTTTTGCCTATACTTGGAAGTATTAAGTATTTTAAGTTTAAATAATATAGAATTTATATGTTGAATAGCTAATATAAAAAATGTACCTAAATTACCAGAAACGAAAAAACGTGGAACTCTTTAAAAGTTTAGAACAATCCAATACTTTGTTTCTCTCTCATACTCAAAATTATATTCCCATTTACAATAAGTTCTTTTCTTTGAACGAAACAAATTACAATAATGTCAACTTAAATCACAATTGGTATATATCTAGCATTAATGCGAGAGATAGTGAGCAGGCTTCGTTTCCTTGTAAAATAAAAAGTACGGCGACGGAAAAGGTAAAACAAAAGGAAATTTTCTTCAAGTTGGCTCCATTGTTAGATCCTTATAAGTATTTAATTGGTAAGTATACGCAGGAAGACAATTTATTTAACTTGCCTGTTTTTGGCGAACAAACCGTTTCCGTGAATTCAAAGTTATTGGACACCAATAATTCGGCTTATGTGGATGGTTTTTTTGTTTATTTGAGTTCTTGTTTGAACGAGCATTCTAATTTTTTACATGGAATAAATTACTACGGTTCCTTCTTATCGATAAAAAACAATTATGAGATTAATATTTCCGATGACTTAGATTACTTGACTAATTCTGATTTTTTTATTAAGAATAAGGGTACTCTGTTCCAAGTACAAGATTATGAGCATCTTTATAGTAACGAACATATTAAAAAAAAACCAATTAAAATTTCTTCATTCAATTCAAACGTATCGCTTGGTGTGGTGGAAGACGTATTGGATGACTTGGAACAATTGCCTCCTGCGGAAGAAATTACCTTGATTGATTTAACAAATGTGAATTTGTTTGAGTTAGAAGAAAATCGTAACATAAAGTCGACTACTATTCGAACAAGTTCAACCTGTTCTTCGAGAACCTCGCACACCTTGAGTAATTTGGAGGAAGATGATGTAACCATGGAAGACAGCAATGAAATAACAGAAAATGGAGGAAAGATGGAAGATGATTCAGGTTCTGATTCATGGGAGGACGAGAGCGACGACCATTCTGAGGAATGCGAGGAGGAGGAAATTATAGCTACGTTACCGAGGTTTCCGGTGCAAGTTATTTGTATGGAACACTGTGAAGACACATTCGATAACTTAATTCTTCACAACGACCTAACCACAGAGGAGTGGTTGTCCGCTTTGATGCAGGTTATTATGACCTTAATTACTTATCAGAAGGTTTATTCTTTTACTCACAACGATTTACACACAAACAATGTCATGTATGTGACGACTACACAAAAATTTATTTATTATAGATTTAACGGAGTGGTGTACAAGGTTCCTACGTTTGGGCGTCTATTCAAAATAATTGATTTTGGTCGTAGCATATATAAATTTAAAGGCAACATTTTCTGCAGCGATAGTTTTCAAATAGGAAATGACGCCGCCACTCAGTACAATACGGAACCTTATTTTAATGACAAGAAGCCTCGACTGGAACCGAATTATAGTTTTGATTTGTGTCGATTGGGTTGTTCTATATTTGATTACTTGGTACGTGATTTGTCAGAATTAAAAAACATGAAATCCTGTAAAGACCCTGTCAAAAAAATAATTGTGGAGTGGTGCCTCGATGATAATGGGGTTAATTTACTTTATAAGAACAACGGAGACGATAGATATCCAGAATTTAAATTATACAAGATGATATCTCGGTTTGTACATAATCACACTCCTCAGGCACAATTGGAGAGACCAGAATTTAAACAATTTTCGAGTTTCAAAGGAGATCTTCCCAATGAAAACAATATTATTGATATTGATAAGTATTTTTCTTGTGTTTAAAAAAAATGCTGGTGGTCGATAGTTATTGCGTTATATTAAAATATAAAAACACTATTTTAATATTAACTAGTTTGCTCCAAGGTAAAAAATGTCTTTGAATATTCACGAAACGATAAAATCCAAACTTTTATACTTTCAAGAAACGCACAAGATTCCAAACATTATTTTTCACGGACCATCTGGAAGCGGGAAAAGGACAGTCGTTCATAATTTTATTAACACCATATATGAAAATAATAAAGAGCAAATTAAAAATTTGGTAATGTATGTGAATTGTGCTCACGGTAAAGGTATTAAATTCATTCGCGACGAGTTAAAATTTTTTGCCAAGACGCATATCAATTCCAATGGAGGAAATATTTTTAAAAGTATCATCTTGTTCAATGCGGATAAGCTCACGATGGACGCACAATCGGCACTACGTAGATGTATTGAGTTGTTCAGTCATAACACGCGTTTTTTTATCATAGTAGAGGATAAGTACAAGTTATTGAAACCTATTCTCTCTAGATTCTGTGAAATTTACTTTTCAGAGCCATGTCATAATGGGACGATTATTAATCTTCACAAGTACAACTTAAATGAAACTTTTAAAATGAAAGAAGTTAAAAATACTCGTCTGGAGTGGTTGAGAAAGGAGTTAAACGAAGGTTTTGGTCAAAAAGATACTCAGGTTTCCAACCTGATTGATATGGCAAATAAGTTGTATGAGAAAGGATATTCCGCACGCGATATATTTGACCTTTTAGAAACTTCTAAAATTACTTCAGACCACTTAACTACCGTTAAAAAATATGAACTCTTGGTTACTTTTAATAAAGTAAAAAAAGAATTTAGGAATGAAAAAGTACTGATGCTATTTATTTTTAACTTTATCTATTTAGATAAAGTACTTGTTTTAGAAAACATTTCTTTCATGTAAAATATAAACACAATAAGTTAAAATACTTAATTTTAAAGTTAAGTATATAGTAAAAATGGATGATTTTAATGTTAGTTCGTTGCACGAGTCCAGAAACGAGTGGGGTGCCAGGTTAATTACTATTTTAACACCGTTAATTATCGATGGGTACAAATCAATATTAGATGATGCGATTAAATTATGTAAATCTACGAAAGAAATGGACAAGTATTTGATGACTTTTCAGAATCTTATTTCGAGAGTTCCCAAGTGGAATCAAGCAATTATAGAAAAGGAAAGAAAACGTATTTGTCAGAAATCTGGTTGTTTATATTTAGAAGATTTGGTAACGTGCGTACATATCATACAACTAAAAATTCTAACCGCGATGCGTGTAGGTCAAAAACAAAAGAAAATGGATATTAATATACCTAAATTAGACGATTTCATTCATAACGCTTATATCAATGTGGCGAGAAAAATATATAAAAACACGTACTTGTTTGAGCTTAATATTCCTGCTCTTCAAGTCCAAAAGTATCATCGAGAGTTGGAGATCATTGTGCAAGAATGTATTTTAAACACTTTGAGAGAGAGTATTCCGATTGAAGCAATCTTAAAGGCTTATATGGATGAAACCACGGAAGAAGATGTCATAGAAGAGATTAAAGAACAACACATAACGCAATCACCCGAAGTTGTTGCCCCATCTAATTTTCCAGCAGCAGCAGCAGCTGTATTGGAAGAACGTGCTCCCATCGATAGTATTGATACGATTAATGCGGAGGATGATTTAAAGACAACACTAAAGTTCTCAGACCAAGATAGCGTAGTAGATATAAATAATCAGTTTAGTTCTGTCGCAGCACCTAAGGACCTGGATACATTGGAACAAAAAAGTATTCTTAGGAACCAGCAACGTCGTGCCGAGGAACACGCGGATGATGACGATGATAATGATAATTTTCGTTTAAATATTTCAGAGAACGCAGTGTCGTTAGATGACTTGGATATACATGTTATTGACGATATGCCAAAACAATTATTTCCCGAACTACTGGATTTGAAAGATGTGGTTGTGTTGGATGATATATAAAAAGTCTTTTTTTATGCGTAAAATATTAAATAAGAATTTCATTTAGTATTTTAAATGGAAAATAACATATTTTTATTGGCAACTGTAATATCTGTTACGTATTTGATATTACGCTTCATTGAGATGCGATTTGTAGCCAAGGAAGCGATTCCGTTAAAAATATTGATTAAAGATTCTCTCTTTGTTTACTTTAGTATTCTACTTGGCCATTTTGTTTTGGATCAAGTGAAACCGGTAATGTTCTCTGTGGGGGGCAGTGAACTTTCCACCTCCGTGCCTCAAGTTTTTACTGATACACCAGATTTTTAAATCGATCGAGTAAAAAAATATCAATTATCTTCCCGTCCACACCTTGACAACCCCGATCGGCAACTTATTATGTTTTTTATCGTATAAGTAATTCAAATACTTATATTTATTAAAGTGTGGATGATGGAATATGTTTCCAAAGATGGAATCAATTCGCACGGTTTGATTCACGGATTCTGTTTCAAATATAATTCCGAGTATTCTCTCTAATGAACACCTATCTGATCTATTTCGAACCGTGGTTAACATCTTTGTGATGGTGTATTTACTTTCTAAATCCAATAAAAACCTTAAATTAATAAAACTTTGACATCCAAAACACGCCTTATTTTTTTTAAAATTTAAATTCATAGAAGTCGGCGTCAAGAGTTTCAAGATGCATGAATTGTTTTGCAGCTGACTGGCAATTCTCATGGAATTACTTTTATTTTCTGTGTCCAAGTTGAAATGCCATAAAGAGAGAACCTTTGCTTTTCCGATGAGGTATTCAAAATTTATTCTTCGATGAAAAAATACACTGTCGTGGAGGATAACGGCGTTATCAAAACATTTTAATTTTATCATGTAGTAGTAGGGTAATAATTCACCCCTTCCAGGAAATTCCGATTGTATAATTTCTACATTTTCGTATTCTCTCTCGCTTTTTAAAAAGAATGGATTACTATTGTCGTCAATGATAATAATTTTTTGTAGGGGGTAGTAGTTTCTAATACACTGTACGCAACAATTCCAATAGTTATTGGTGATTTCAGAATTTACATGACGAGTAATAAAAAAACCGTAAGAAATCATTTTTTATAATTTTAACATAACGGTATAAAATTTTAAAGAGAAGTATACTTAAAAATGTCTTCTCCACATTTACCTGGACCTCACGGATACATCATTGCTACAAAAATGTCTCTTTTATTAATATTGTTTTTCTGGGGGGCACTGTTTTTTACAAGTCAAGAAAGAAATAAGATGATCCTAACCCAACCCGTAAAATTATTAACCAATTTAGTAGAGCTTAATAATTTTACTCTTAACAATTCAAAAAACTATGCGTTGGTGGTCTATGTCGAACCCAACTCCTTCCCATTGGTGTCCCGTGTTGAACCCAACTCCTTCCCATTGTTGTCCTACGTTGAACCCAACTCCTTCCCGGTGGTGTCCCGTGTTGAACCCAACTCCTTCCCGGTGGTGTCCCGTGTTGAACCCAACTCCTTCCCGGTGGTGTCCCGTGTTGAACCCAACTC